ATGAAGCTGAAACTCGAATGCGGCGAGCTGAAGACTCGCGCCGGTTATCGCCCCGGCATGATGGTTATCGAAGCTGATGAAGTGTCTCTGCTCGACTTCAACGGCAAGCAGTTGATCAACCAGTTCGACATTAAAGACGTAATGGAGTGGCTTACAGAGCAGGGTTACACGATTCGTCAGGAGATAGCAGCATGATTGACCCGGATATGTATTTCATCGAGATGATGAAAGCCATCTTAGAGCCAGTGCTGGAAGAGATGACACCACAGCAGGCTGCAATGGATGCAGCTGCTGATCATCGTACGGAGCAACAACAGAGCCGCATCGACTGGTGCGCCCATAACTGACACTGAGGTGTGTGATGAAATTTGAAAAAGCCATGAGGAAGAAAGCCAAGCTGCGGCTGGCACTTACCGGGCCAAGTGGTTCAGGAAAGACATACAGCGCGCTGCTGGTAGCCAAGGGTATTGGCGGACGCATTGCGGTGATAGATACGGAAAAAGGTAGCGCGTCACTTTACTCAGATGTTGCTGGGTTTGACGTGCTGGAACTGGATCCCCCATTTACCCCAGAGCGCTTCATTGAAGCTATCAGCGCCGCTGAGCAGGCAGGATATGACACTCTCATCATTGACAGCATCACCCACGAATGGGGTGGAGTTGGCGGCTGTCTGGAACTGGTAGACACCATCGCCAAGACAAAGTACCGCGGAAACTCATGGTCTGCATGGAGTGAAATAAACCCACGCCACCGATCATTCCTTGACGCCATTCTTCGCTCATCAATGCACATCGTTGCCACCATGCGCAGCAAAACTGAAACCGCTCAGGTGGAGGAAAACGGCCGCAAAAAGGTCGCTAAGCTCGGTATGAAGTCAGAGCAGCGCGACGGCGTTGAATACGAATTCACTACCGTTCTGGATATCGGGCACGAAACGCATCATGCGATCGCCAGCAAAGACAGGACGAAACTCTTCAGCAATGCGGATCCGGTAATCCTGAGTGAGCAAACGGGTAAGCAGTTACTGAACTGGCTTGAGTCCGGCGCTAATCCGGCAGAAGAGTCGCTGAAGGTGTTCACGCAGGCGGCCTCAGAAGCTGGCGGCATTGACGAACTGAAGCCTCTATTTGAAGAGGCTTGGCGCACACTGCGCGGCACCGAATATCAGGCTAAGGCCAAAGAGATTTATGACATCCGCAAGGCGGAACTTGAGCAGAAAAGCGAGGCAGCATAAATGGCAAGTCGTGGAGTCAATAAAGTGATACTGGTCGGAAACCTCGGGAAGGATCCGGAGGTTCGCTATCAGCCATCAGGCGGCGCAGTAGCCAACCTGACCATAGCGACGTCAGAGCAGTGGCGGGACAAGTCGACCGGCGAGAACAAAGAGATAACTGAGTGGCATCGCGTAGTCATCTTCGGAAAGCTGGCAGAGGTGGCTGGCGAGTACCTGCGTAAGGGCTCGCAGGTTTACATCGAAGGCCAGCTGCGCACACGGAAGTGGCAGGCGCAGGACGGCTCTGAGAAGTACACCACTGAGATAGTCGTCAACGTTGGCGGAACGCTGCAGATGCTCGGCGGCAAGCAGGAAGGTGGTCAGGGAAACCGACCGCAAACAAATCAGCAGCAGCGACCGCAGCAGCAGGCTGGGCCATCTACTCCACCGGCAAACAATGAGCCTCCTATGGAATGGGATGACGCTCCACCCTTCTAACATTTACCAATAAGGCACCGACCATGAACCTCACCGAAACTTCGGCGGACTCTGCACGCCCTGATGAAACGCAATCACAGCGTCTGCATCGGCTGGCTATGCAGGACGCACAGCAGCAGATTGCCGCCCGGTACGGTGAGCGGTGCCGGATTGAATCACGCACGAAGGAATCACTGGAGACACGGCGCAGGGGGCGCGCCACGAAGGAATACGCACGACTGGCAGCCTTCTATCCGCAGCTGCCACGCATCATCGTGACGAAGCCTGATGTTGTCTGGAATGACTATCAGACAGAGCTGCGCGGACGCTTTGGTGCCGTGGTGCAGGACTAACTATTTTCGCCGCGGCATTGAGCCTGACAGCGGCATAAGGGGTAAGAGAATGAGTGAAGAAGAGAAGCAGGCGCTGACAGGTCTCTGCAAGATTGAGATTAAGCGCTGGAAGCAGGCATCAGAATCGAATCCTGACATGCGTTACATGGTCGAATTGATGGAGGTGGCGCTTGCCACTCTGAATGCGCCTCCAGATGACTGGCAGCAGCGCGCAGAAGCAGCAGAGACGAAACTGGCAGAGCTGGAGAATCAGGAGCCTTTTGCATGGGTTCTCAAAGATGCCCACCGAGAAACCAGTCATGTCGAGCGAAACAAGCAGGTGGCTGACTTGTTTTCGGTGTTTAAAGGCAATCAGGTTACGCCACTCTTCGTCCGCCCCGCGCCCGCCGTCAGCCTGGCGGAGCTGGTGCAAGAAGGCTGGAAGCTGGTACCGGTTGAACCAACGCAGGAGATGAAAGGTCAGCGCCATACGCTTGCCGATGCTGATTGCCCGGAATGCGGTAAGAATTTCGGCGTGGACGTTACCTTTAATATTGTCTACTCATGGGAAGATATGCTGGAGGCGGCACCACTACCAGACTTACTGTGCAACATTGATGAGGCGAAATGAAAAGCAAAGAGGACATCATGATTCACATCTGGTGGGTGCTTGTGGTGGGTGTTATTGCGTATTTATCCTGGTGGCTTGCATGAAAAACTACGAACCCATTGAGCATCAGCACATGACCGCGCAATGCGGTTTTTTTACGCCTGTAATTTGGAGAAGACAATGAACTTTCCAGACCCTATTGATGAAGCCGCAGAACGCGAGCAGCAGATGATTGAGATTGCCCTGGCTAACCGACCCAAGCCCACGATGACCTACACCGGCCTTTGCCATAACGGCGACTGTGGAGAGAAGACCACGAAGGGTTTCTTCTGCTGCAGCGAGTGCCGGGAATACTACGAGCGTATTGAGCGCGCTAAGCAGCAAAGGAGGGTCGCATGAGTGTTTACACGTTGGTAGTTGAATTCCCGGATGGCAAAGAGCCACCAATTGGCCCGCTAACAGATATCCTTGGCGGCAGAGCAATGACTGTCGCTTTCTTCGACCATCGGGATGATCACCTTTCTGCTGAACAGGCATCTCTAATCGAGAAGGCAGTTGAGGAGTACTGCGAGAATCACGACAAGGATGATTTGGATATCTGGCACAAATTGCAGTTTCTCACCAAAGAATAACCTCTCTACACCCCCACTCACCCTATTCACTATCGCGCTCTGCGTGAGGAGTTGTTATGTCTGAAGTAAGCATATTGGACATGTGCTGCGGTTCTCGCATGTTCTGGATGGATAAGCAGGATGACCGCGCGGTGTTTACTGACCGACGCGCTGAGCAGCATGTTTTATGTGACGGGCGCACACTGCAGATTAGCCCGGATATCATCGCTGATTTTCGCGCGCTACCATTTGCTGACAACACATTTGCTCAGGTTGTGTTTGATCCGCCTCATTTAGACAGAGTCGGCGAAAATGCCTGGATGAAAAAGAAGTATGGCGCTTTGGATAAGAAAACATGGACAGACGATATCCGCGCAGGATTCGCTGAGGCATTCAGGGTGTTGCGGCCACACGGCACGCTGATATTCAAATGGAACGAAACACAGATTCCCGTCAGCAAAGTTATCGCTCTTACCGACCAAAAGCCAACTATCTGGCAGCGAACTGGCAAAAGCGATAAGACGCACTGGATTCTCTTTCTGAAGCCTGCAGCATGAACACCATCCACGACATCTCCCCCGGCGAGTTCCTTATTTGGCTCGCCGTTTTTATTTGTATCGTGCTGGTCTGGAACTGGCCGGATAAGGAGTAGATATGGAAAACGTAATTCAGCTGGCTCCCAATAAGTGGGTGACTGAATCAGTACTGATGGCTGTAACAGGGATGCGTCCAGGCACGATTAAGCGGGCACGTGAAAAGGCATGGATGCAAGGAAGGGAATATCTGCTGTTCTCACCAGAGGGTGAGCCGGGTTTGAATAGCCAGTGCATGTATAACCGCGAGGCTATCGACAAGTGGATCGAGTCGCAGCTGAAGAAGCAGCCTGATGCGAGAGAGCGAAAAAAAGCATAACCTGATCGCCCTTTTCACCCAGAGGATAAACAATGGCAGCATACCCAAAAGGCGTTGAGAACCACGGAGGGTTCTTGCGCATCAGCTTCCAGTATCAGGGGGTGCGAGTGAGAGAGTCGCTCGGCATTCCCGATACTGCCAAAAACAGAAAGTCGGCCGGCGAGCTGCGGGCTAACATCGTCTACGAGATAAAGACCGGATCGTTCAGTTATCAGAAGACCTTCCCCGAATCAGCCAACCTTTCCCGCTTCTGTGCAATAAAGGAAGAACTCAGCGTAAAAGAGATGGCAGAGCGCTGGCTCGCAATAAAGGAGTCAGAGATAAGCCGCAACACTCTGGCCTCATACAGAACGCGACTGAACACCACCATCGGCATCATTGGATCCGACAGGATGATACGCGCCATCCGGACAGAAGATATTCAGCGCATGCGCATGGAGCTTCTGAAAGGCAGCTACGTATACGGGCGAGGCAAGAATATGCACGGCAAGGGCCGGTCAGTGGCTTACGTCAATACCTGCATGTCAGACCTGCATTCGCTATTCAAATTCGCCCACGAGAACGGCTATGCCGATCGCAATGTTATCTCTACCCTGTCGCCTCTTAAAAAGGACAAGCCGCAACCTGACCCGTTAACCCGGGAGGAATTCACCAGGCTGATTGATGCCTGCCAGTCGCGCCAGCTGAAAAACTTCTGGTCACTCGCCGTCTACAGCGGCATGCGCCACGGTGAGCTTTGCGCGCTGGCGTGGGAAGACATCGACCTGATTAAGGGCAGGGTTACGGTGAGACGCAACCTGACCATTCAGGACGATTTTACTCCACCTAAGACGGCATCCGGAGAGCGCACAGTTTTCCTGGTTGATTCAGCGGTCAGGGTGCTGAAAGACCAGTTGGAACTGACGCGCATGCGGCCGCCAGCATCTGTCACTATGCATTCCCGCGAGTACGGCAAAAGCAGCAAAGAAGAGCTTACCTTCGTATTCAATCCCAAAGTTACCGCAGTTAACAGAGCAAGCGACGATTACTACACGGTAGCCTCTATTCCTCAGACGTGGCGTTCTGCAATAAAGCGCGCCGGCATTACCTACCGAAAGCCATATCAGTCCAGACACACCTACGCGTGCTGGTCATTGTCTGCAGGAGCAAACCCCAACTTCATCGCCAGTCAGATGGGGCATGCTAATGCGCAGATGGTGTATCAGGTATACGGATCCTGGATGAAGGAAAATGACGAAGCACAAAGGAGCCTACTCAACGAAAAACTGAACGAGTTTGTCCCATCCATGCCCCACACCAAAGCGATCTAA